CCTTCTTTTTTGTTCGTAACTGTCTGAATTTGATTTACGTTACAATAGTTAGAAACGACGTTGTAGACAAAATTGTACCTTACGTTCAAAATGTTAGCGATTTCTTTTACTTCTAAACCTAACTCAAACAACGCAACCATCTTTTTCGACTTACTTGTTTCATCGTTTAAAATCTGATTCACTTTCGCTTGCGACATCTTGACTTCTTGATTCATAACTTTTTTCATACTCAGCAACTCCTTCATAGTAATATTATTTACTTACATCTTAATAATAACATATATAACGTTAAAAATCAACTGTAAGTTGTGAAACAATCGTTGCTTCCCGTGCGAAACTGTTAGTAGTGTAATGCATTAAACTGTTGCACTTTATTGTATGACAGTTTCAAATACGACCGTTTTACAGTTTCGTCTTTTAAACAATAATACATTAGCCGACCAAACTTGTGCGGCATTGATACGTTACTCGACGAAACGGCCTGGCCGTTACTAGAGTAACCGATTCCACGATTCCTCAAGGAAACCACGGCGGCCGTTTAACCGTTTCCCGGAAAAAAGCATCAACAGTTTCCACGTGGAAACCCGGGGGTGTAACACCATGGCCAAGGCGCCTTAGCGACTCTACAAATTCCACATGTTCCCACACTAACTATGACTACCACAGACCACAAGCCCAAGACCGCAGACCACAAGCCCAAGGCCATAAGCCCAAGACCCAGGGCCACCAACCCGGAAGCAAGCATACAAGCATACAAGCACGCCACATATTCCCTACGACATAATTGCGCCGATACTGGGTTATCCGAGCGGAACCATCTAGCACAACACGGCACAACACAAAGCCAAACGTGCGGCACAAGTCCACGGACATTGGATATGCATCGCGGAGCGCACCCGCGCAATATGCCACGCACAATGGAAAATCATCGCGAAGCGCCAGCCATACGGAACAAGGCCACGGACATTGGGTAAGCATCGCGGAAGCCATGCTTCGCTCCCAAAGCCACCACCCTGGTACGCCCATAAAGAAACCCGAGCATAAAAGCTCGGGTTCATTCGTCAGTGTTGTGTCATGTGGTTGTTATCCGGTGGCCATTGTTGTCCAGTGTTTGTTGCATCCACAACATGATTCTGCTGGGACATTTTTGCTTGCGGTGATGGGTTGCCATTATTAGTGACTTTGCGAATGCGCTTGGTATCTGGCAATACTTCTTCAGGTAGCAATCTTTGTGCTCCCTGGTTGTATCGCTGCATGATAGCCCATTCGCCTGCAGCTTGAATCCGCCGGACAATTTCACCTCCAATTTGGCCAACTTGCAAAGTAGTCAGCCCGTGATAGTCGCCTTCTTCACCGATTAGGTGTGCAAGGCCTAAATCTTGTGCAACTTCGAGCTTAAAAGCTTCCATTGCTCTTTCTGCACCCTTAACAAGTACATAGTGTCTGCCGCCTCTTCTAGGCATAGCAATACCTCCTATACTTAATTGAATTTGCAGACTGTAACTGTATTTATTAGATACAATTCAGTCTATATTAATATTATTGTCCAAAAACATAAAATTTATACCAAGACTCTAAATCTCGCAGCAAAAATATGAAGCTCTTTCCGTACCAGTGGTGTAGCAGCCTATGGCATAAGATTCCGCGTGGTTGGAGTAGTAGCCGTAGAAAATTAACATAATAAGTTGGTTCTTGCAAGATGTTACCTGAGTTTCAGTCGAGCTAACAAAAAATTTCAAGAATTTGTGTCTCCAGGGTGCAATTCATCGTTATATAGAATAATATATAAAATAAGAGATGGGGTAAACCGCCCAATAAGAGGCCCAATGACACTGTAGAAGGGTATTAAATCGTCGGTCATTTTGCGGTTTATCCCTCTTAAGATTAAAATGAATGACAAATTATGATGGAGGAGGCGAAATCATGAGCACCGATTTGCCAGCATTAGTATGGGATGACGGCCGATTGAAATTTCACCGCAAGCTGGGAAATTTTGTGCAATATTTTCAAGTCAACCTCCCCACGAACGGTCATGGCATCCCGTTTAAGTTAATTGACCCTATAATGATTGTTGAACATCTACTTGACTGTGAAACTACTGATGATATGCCTGATGAAGTAGTTGAAAGGGCATTGTTGAATGTTGAGTTTGAAGACGGTTTGCCTATTATCGAAGGCACTCCTATTTGGGAGCGCCTAGATGGGGAGCTTGTTGATTACTACAAATTGTTTAAAGAATATCGCGAGATGCTTTATTTTGATGGTGCACGCGCGATTTCCAAGTTAGCTACAAAGTTTAGTATTTCTGGGGCACATTTGAGTGCTCTTTCAAAAGTTTACCATTGGCAAATACGTTGCAGAGCTTACGATACTTATTATGCTATGCGGCGTGAACGTATGCGCCAAATGGAAATTGAAAAATTGGAAAGTAAACATGCAAAAGCTGCTGAACGTATGCTGGATCAGGCGTTGTCATACTTAGAAGAACATCCGGAGCAGCTTAATCCGAAAGTTGCAGTACAAATGATACAGGTTGCTATGCGTGCTGGGCGTTTGGCTCTGGGACTTAATCCTGATAAACCCGGAACAAGCGATGCTACGCCGAGCACTAATATTAATATAAATCAAACTGCAGCTAATGGTGAAAAAATGTCCACTACAATCGAAGTGAATGAACAATCCCCACAACATGTTGAGCAAGATCTTTCACAGCTGCAGTCAATTTTACACATTCTTGACAAATCCGGTGCTTTAGACAAGGTTCGCGTCGTAGATGCCGATTTTACGGTAATGGAAGAAGACGGCGAAGAAGCCTCGGCCTAAGGCACATATTCGTATCTCCTCCTCCTACTGGCTGAGGGAGTGGCGCCCTCCCTCAAGCACTTGTAGGCAGTGTGGTGTGACGCAACGTACCATGGTGGTTGCCTTTGGTATGAAGCGGAATCGCCCAAAAGGGCTCTTTCAAAACTGCATTTCAATTGGAATTTTAACTCTAAAATAAATATAAGAGCTAGACTATAGTAATATTACTATAGCTATGGTAATATTACTATGGTGTATTTCTTATATTTAGATTATTTGATTGAATTTTGGAAAAGTTGAAAGAAGTTAATAATAGCAACGAGGAGACAATTTCAGTTTTCTATAAGAAGCTGCAGAAAATTCAGCCCAACGATGCCAATAGGGGGTGATATCGGTGTCTCTTGGTCAAATTGACTTGACAACGCTGCCGAGAAGTGAGCAGATGCAATTGGCCCAAATGCTTACTCCGAGGATGACGAAATATATCATTCACAAACCATATCCAAAACAAGCCGCTTTCATGTTGTTGGATTGTAAAGAGGCTTTTTATGGTGGCGCTGCTGGTGGTGGTAAAGCATTAGCTTTAGACACACCTATTTTTACGGATAGTGGATGGAAGACTATCGGTACTTTATCTTTAAAGGATAAGGTTTTGGCCATTGATGGTTCTTGGACTGAATTGGAGTATATTACAGAAACTCAACATGACCATAAATGTTATGAATTAGAGTTTAATACCGGCGAAAAGATTATTGCGGATGCTCAACATTTGTGGGTTATCGAGAAATTTATGCATCGCAAATATTGGAAAAGTTTTGTAGTGACTACAGAGCAGCTGTTGGAAGAAAGTAAGGTTAAACTTCCTAAACGCGGGGTATTTCAAGGTGATGTGCAACAACTTCCTATACATCCGTATGTGTTTGGTTACTGGCTTGGTGATGGAAATGCCAAAGCTAATATGATCACTACAGCAGACGAAGAAGTTTTGGAATATTTTGCACAATTAGGATATGTGTGCACACCTGTTCCGAGTATGAAATTGTGTTATTTTATTCAAGACACTTGGGGTCTTTTTAAAGCTTTAGGTGTTTTACGGGATAAATATAAAAATCGACAAACACAAAGTGAAGTAAAATACATCCCTGATATTTATATGCGCGCCTCTTTTGAGCAGCGTTTAGAATTATTAAGGGGAATTATGGATGCTGATGGTTCTTGCCAAGAACGAGGACGATGTGAGCTTGGTCTAAAAGAAAGACGCTTAGCTGACGATGTGGCAACGCTGCTTGCTTCTTTAGGTATTACGTATAGTAGAACAACTGCTTCTACGTCGTATAAAGGCAAGCAACTGGAATCTCATCGATTTACTTTCACAACCGATTTGCGTGTTTTCCACCTAAAACGTAAATATGAAAGGCAGAAAGCATCCCTTGACAATAGGATTTTAATACGCAATATTCGTGACGTTCCTAGTGTACCTGTAAAATGTATTAGGATTAAACATCCTAGCCATACATTTTTAGTGGGTAAAACTTTAATACCCACACATAATAGCGATGCTCTCTTAATGTGTGCGTTGCAATATGTCGATGTGCCTGGATATGCTGCTATCATCTTCCGCAGATCGTATGCGGATTTAGTAAAACCGGGTGCTTTGATTGATCGTGCATTGACTTGGCTTGCACCATGGATTGCTTCGAAAGAGGTTCGCTGGGTTGAGAAGGAGAAGAAATTTGAGTTTCCTTCCGGTGCAATCTTGCAGTTCGGTTATATGGAAACTGCGAATGACCGCTTTAACTATCAGGGCGGCGAGTATCAATTTGTTGGTTTTGACGAAGTAACGCACATTTTGGAAGTGTGTTATACGTATATGTTTTCTCGCTTACGTCGTTTAAGGGGTTTCAACGTGCCATTAAGGGTGCGTGCGGCATCAAATCCGCCGGATGATGGTGATAATGCTGAGTGGGTGTATAATCGGTTTGTTAACCCGGAAACTAAAAAGCCTCATGTAGTATTTATCCCGGCAGGTATGGATGATAATCCTTTCTTGGATCGTGAATCATATGAGGAATCGTTGGAAGAATTGGATCCGGTTACGCGCGCACGATTGCGGGATGGTATTTGGACTATCGTGCGTAAAGGTAATATGTTTAAACGAGAATGGTTTGAATTTGTAGATGCAGTACCCCCTGGGCGTAGACGTATACGTTTTTGGGATTGTGCTTCTACAGAAGTAGAGCCGCAAAAGAAAAAGCGTGGTAAGGATCCTGACTGGACTGTAGGTTTCCTGATGAGCGAAAAGGGTGGCATTTATTACATTGAAGATATTGAACATGTGCAATACAGCTCGATGCAGGTAGAGGAATTACAACGCCGTACTGCACAGTCCGATGGGCACTGGACTAGAATTCGGGAGGAAAAAGAACCTGGAAGTTCTGGCGACTATACAATTGAAAAGAAAAAGAAGGAAATCTTCAAGGGTTATGCGTATGAAGGAGTACGTAGTACTGGTAGTAAAATCCAGCGCGCAATGCCAGCATCTGCTGCCGCTGAACGCCGTGTTATTAAAATTGTGCGCGGTTGTCGAAATGTTGACAAGTTTTTTAATGAGCTTGAAGGTTTCCCAGGAGTACCCCACGATGACATAGTGGATGCTTTTTCAGGCGCCTTTAATGAATTAAGTAGCCTACCTATCATTGCAATGCCGACTGATGTTAGTGATGGTAGTCGTGAAACTTCTTATTGGGAAGATGCTAGTTATGTAGGTGTATCCGAAGGTAGTAGTTATTGGATTATTTAGGAAGGGGGGTGAGTAAATGGAGGTTGTTGAAAAGAAGGTTCCTCGGATGGATTTTTCTGAAATTGGCGTCACTGGTCTGAATCGTTGGGGAAATTCCGTCTATGAGGAATTCTTACCACATTTGCAATATCCTCAGGCAGCTAAGATTTACAAGGAAATGTCCGATAACGATCCTACTATCGGTGCGATTTTGTATATGGCCGAACAGCTCATTAAAAGGGCTGGGTGGTCTGTTGAAGCTGCCAGTGATAAATCGGCAGATAAAAAGGCTGCTGAATTTTTGTGGCAATGTATGCATGACATGAGTATGTCGTGGGATAACACAATTTCGGAAATTTTATCCATGTTTTCTTACGGATTTAGTTTCCATGAAATTGTGTACAAAGTTCGTGGTGGTCCTAACGAGAAAAATTCTCATAGGCGTAGTAAGTATTCAGATGGACGTATTGGGTGGGCTGGCTTTCCTATAAGATCTCAACATACTCTGTATGGTTGGGAATTTGCTGATAATGGGGATATCAAGGGTTTCATTCAATGGGCACCTCCGAAATATGAAAAAGTGACAATCCCACTTTCAAAGGGGTTACTATTTCGAACTAAGGTGTCGAGGGACAATCCTGAAGGACGTTCTTTGTTACGCAATGCCTATCGTCCGTGGTACTTCAAGAAACGTATTGAAGAGATTGAGGGCATCGGTATTGAACGTGACCTTGCCGGTTTACCAGTTATTACGCCCCCAGAAAACGTCGACATTTGGGATCCTACGAACCCAGAAGCAATGCGAATTAAAGCTATTGCCGAAAACTTGGTTCGCAATGTTCGACGCGATCGTAGTGAGGGTGTTGTGAAACCTTATGGTTGGGAATTTGAGCTCCTAAGCACTGGTGGTACACGGCAGTTCGACACAAATGCCATCATTAATCGTTATGATAACCGCATTGCAATTACTATGTTGGCAGATATCGTAATGATGGGTGGCGATAAAGTTGGTTCATTTGCTCTTGGGGAAGTCAAAAAGAGTCTCTTAGCTGCCTCTTTGGAGGCACAGATTCAAAACATTGCCGACGTGTTCAACACTTATGCAGTGCCAAAATTGTTTCAGTATAACTACTTCCGTGGCATTACTGATCTGCCTAAGATCAAACCAGGTGAAGTAGAAACGCCAGATCTTAAGGAACTTGCATTCTTGTTACGTGCGGCAGGCTTCCGCATAAGCAAAGATCTGCCTTTGATGAATTTCATCCGGAGATTGATCAGTTTGGATCCACTGACACCTGGGGAATTAGAAGAGTGGTACGGCGGAGAAGATCCAACACAAGACAAACAGCTCAGCGCGGATAGAGACTTGCTCGGACACAGTATGGACGATAACAGTCAAAATTACGTGGATAAGTGATTGGAGGCGATTAAATTGCCTTCTGTAAGACCCGGAGAATCCAGAGAAGATTTCATCTCGCGATGCATCCCGATCGTTATGGAAGAGGGCACGGCAAATAGTCCGGATCAGGCGGCGGCTATTTGCTACTCTAAGTGGGATGAACACGTATCGAAATCCCTTTCAGAGGAGGTGATGAAAATGCACGTGTATGCGGATTCTTCTTTCTGGGGTGATTTGTGTCCGCAGGAGGGCGAGTCATATCAGGATTTTGTTAATCGTGTGAAGCCTGCACTAATAGCACTTAATCCTGATGTCCCAGAAGAAGAAATTCAGGCTCAAATTGAATCCGCATGGGCGCACCATGTCCTGCAGAACGCCTCTGAGGCAACCATCACCATCAAGCGTGAATTCGTCATGAGCCCCGTTTATCAAGAGGGCTGGTGGACTGATTGGGAAATTGCAGAAGTACATTCTGCCATCACGGCTACGATGACTTATTCTTCTGTGGGGAAGTCGAAGGCAGGTTTGGTGGGTTCAGCGGATACATTCCGTATTGCAAAGACCGCGGAAGATAAACAGCTTGTCTTTGGCTGGGCAAACATTGCTAAAGATGCCAATGGAAATTATCCGTTGGATTGGGATGGTGATGTCACTCGTCCTGAAGACTTGGAAGTTGCTGCGTACACATTCGTACTTAAATACCGTGCAACAGGCGAAAAGCACGAAGGCGATGTCAAAGGTCACTTAGTGGAAAGTATAATGTTCACTAAGGAAAAACAACGGGCTTTAGGAATTCCTGACGGGATTTTGCCTGAAGGTTGGTGGGTTGGCTTTTACATCCCTGACAAAGAAGTATTTGCCAAGATTAAATCTGGCGAATACGAAATGTTTTCCGTACAGGGCAAAGCTAGACGTGTTCCCACCGGCATGTAAAGGAGGTGAACAAAATGTCCGAGTTAATGCCCTGGCATCGACATTGGCTGATTGACATCGAGTATGATCGAGTTGATTTGGTCAAGGAAGGTGCAAATTCACAGGCATTTATCAAATTAACAAAGTCTAAAGGAGGAAACGCCATGGATCTCGAGCAAATCCTGAAGTTGCTCAAGCCCGAACATGCTGAAGTAGTTCGCAAGGCTCTCGAGCAAAAAGACGCCGAAGTTGAAAAGGTGAAGAAAGAAGCACAAGAAGCCATCGAAAAGGCAAAAGCTGAAGCTGACGGTGCTCAACCTCAGCCGCAATCTGAGGAAGAAATCCTCAAAACGGTCAAAGATCCGGCTGTGCGTGCACTGCTGGAGCAACAAATCGCGAAAACTAAAGCCGCTGAAGCTGTTGCAAAACAGCTGAAAGAGGAGCAAGAAACTCGCGAAGCGATTGCCAAAGCAAAAGAAGTGCCGAATCTCGGCGCAGAAGAAAAGCAGTTGGCAGATATCTACAAGAAATTGAAGACTGTTGACCCGCAACTCTGCGAAGAAGTGTTTGGTATCTTCAAAGCGGCAAACACTTTGATCACTGAAAGCTCTGCATTTACTGAAATCGGTAAAGGTGTGGATGCTAGCGGTGTCGGCCCTTCGGTTGATGAAAATGCGGCTTGGAGCAAAATCGAAGCGGCCGCCGCTACGATTGCAAAAGCCAAAGGAATTTCTAAGGAGGCAGCAATCGCACAGGCAATTCAAGAAAATCCGGAACTGTATTCCGCGTATTTGCACGCACAACAGAACTAATTTCACGCCCTCGATAGGGCAGAAGGAGGAAACATAAATGGCAAAAGCTTTTGAACAAGTGTGGAAATCT